CTTTTGGCTCTTAGGGGCCGTAGGCGTGACCCCTCTTCGACGGTACATCCCTTCTTTGACGATCCGTTGCACCTCGGCGGCGAGCGCCGGATCGATTTGCGCGGCGATGGCGAGAAGGCGTTCACGAGCCTCAGGGATGGTCATACCTTCTCCTCGTCGTCGGGGAAGCCGGCTCCACCCTTGGATGGGAATGGGAGGATCGTTCCCGACTTGGGCGGCGTCAGGTTCTTCCAGATCGCGATGATCTCAGCGTCGGTCAGCAATGACCACTTGCGCCCGTCGGCAGTCGTCTCGGAGAGCGCCCACAAACGGCCCGAGTGACTGACGCCGTTGATCAAAGCGCTGATCACGCCACAATGCGATGGGTGTTTAGGGTCGATGCGGAGACGATGAACCCCCGGCATGGTCAAGAGCCACGCGCTGACGCTCCGCGCAGAGGGGGCCCGCACGTCGTGCAGCTTGATGTAGCCCGCTAGCTCCTGGGCCGACGCCACCAGGGTGTGGGGCGTGTCTGCCGTGATCCCGGCGCGGGCGTCGGCGATCAGGTCTTCCAGCGCCGCCAACGGGGGAGCTACGTTCTGCTCTTCCAGTTCAGTCTTGTCGGTGGTCGAAGGCGCGACGCCCTTGAACTCGGCGATCTCGGCGTCACTCAGCGACAACGTCAAGAGATAAGCCGCACACAGGGCCGCGCCGCCGTTGTCGAGCCACTGGTGCATATCGAGGTAGTAAGCCGCGTCGTTAGCTTTGCAGCCGAGGCGATTGACGACGTGGATGCGCCGCGAGCCGCGCTCCAGATAGAGCGGGTTCTGGCTGTTGGAGAACAGGATCACGGCGGTGCGGTTGGGGATCTGATATTGCCGGATGTTCTTGCGGTTAATGGTCAGGTGGATCGGCGGCGCGGCCAGGAGAGGCTTAAGACGGTTGGCGACCTCGATGGCGTTGCTCTTCGATTGCGAAGTTTCGCCGATAATGACCAGCTTACGCTCGGCCCACGGGTTAAAATTGTCGGCCAGGGCGTAGCTCAGAATGTCTTCCCAGTTGTCGTCGCCGACAGCCAGCTTAAGCGGCGCAGTCATCGTGTCTTTGCCCAGGCCGGCGTCCGAAATCACCAGGAAGTGCCAGTTAGGCTTGTACTCGGGATGCTGGGCGACGAACGCGCACCAACGCAGAAAGCGATCACGCTCTTCGCGTGATCCGAGCACGAATTCGACGTGATCCAGCCACTTCTGGATGTGCGATTTGGCGACCGGCTCGGCCAGGATCGTGGTTGCCTTCCAGCGATTGAACGAAGCCAAGATCGGGTCTTTCGACGCGACGAAGCGTCCTTCGCCGGGCGCGTAGGTCAAGTCGGATACTTCGATCCGGTCAGGTTGACGCAGGAACGCGGTGGCTGCGCTGATCGGCCGGTTGATGCGCAACTCGCGGCACAACGCTCTCGCTCGATAGGCTTCGCCGTTAGCGAAAGCGTCCTTCTCGTAGGCGGCTCCCGTACAGGTGTCGATGAACCCCTTCGCCTTGCAATAGACCCAGCGAGCGCGCAGTTCGTCCCATATCGGCTTTGCGCGAGGCGCGGGAGGGGGTTCGTCCGGGGGCATGTCGGCCGGATCGACATCGGGGAAGTCGATAGGGGCCGGCCGGAACTGACGCACGATTTCGAGCAGCGCCGTGGTCCCGTAGCGCAGATCGGCGCGGATGATGCTTTCCCAAACCTTGTCGGAACTCCAATCCTTCTGGAAGCGGCCATCAGACCAGTTCAGCCACACGGCTCGTGCTCTAGGCGTCGCGTTGTAGGCCGGAATGAAAGCCGCGTACGCGTAGCCCACCGCGAGCCAATTCTGGGCGTCGTCGAGCCACTGGTCGATAGCGTTGGCGTCGGCGGCGTTAACGTCGCGGTTCGGGATCTGAGCGAGCAGCGCTTCGGCCTCTGCATATGCGTCCACATGCGCTTGAGCACTTTCGCGTGGGGCAGCACCGTCGGGAAGCGGCGCAGACACCGGCGCAGACACCAGCTTGCGGGTGATCGGCTCCCAGCCAAGCGCGTTCACCTCCTCCATAAACTTTCTTATGGTTGTCTCTAACTGGGTGAGCGTGATCGCCGGAACTTGGTCGAGCGGCGGCAACTCGCGATCCCAGGCGTAGGGCATCCGCGTACCCGGGTGAATTCCCGCGATCACGGATTGCTTGCTCTTGGCCAGGATCTGAAGGCCTCCTAAGCGGGTGCCGTTGCGGAACTTGGTGTCGTGATTGGACACGTCCTCGGGCTCCATCGTGTCGCCATCGACGACGCGCACGAGAAAAGCGTCGCGCTCGTGCTTCGGATCGAGGACGTAGCGGCGCGGCGCACTAGGGAACAGCGCGCCGAGAACCCGGCTGAATTCGTGCCCCTGGTCGTTGTCGAGAATGACGAGCCCCTGGCCCGCCACGAGCCCGGTGTTCGCGCCCCAATTGTCGCGCCAGTTCTTGGCCACGGCGTAGTCGTGACAGCGTCGTTTGGGATCATTGACGCTCGCGCCGGTCCAGCCGTCGTTAGTCGGGTAGCCCGGCGCTTTACCCCTGTCCTTGGCGACGATCTTGGTGCCCGGCGCGAGGTCGCAGTCGGGAGGCGTGACCGAGATCAGCCGGGGGCCGTAGCCTAAATCGAAGAGTTGGACGGCATCGTACTGGAAGGGCATAGCTCTCTCGCAAGCCGTCGAATGTCACCTGTGATGTTCCATGTTCCGCGCACCGAGCGACTTGTCGCCGGCACCACGTAGACGAGCTTCCGCTCGCCTAGTCGCCAGTAGATGACGAGGTGCTTTCGGTGCTCCACGCGGTCGATTACGCCCCCCGCGATTTCTATTTCTCGCCGGGCCGTGTCTAGGTGGTCGTTGCGTCGCATTGGCTCTCTCCTCGCTCATAATTTGCCGTACCTTTCGCTGATCGCCCCCGCCGCAGACAGCGGCATGCCTTTGGCCCACGACCTCGCCTTGGTCATCGCGTCGCGCATGAGCACGAGAAGGAAGGGGGCCTGGTCGTCGCTGGTCATGGCGACGATTTCATCGTGAACGGTGGTGCGGAGAGCATCGGGGTAGAAGCCGTCGAGTTCGACGATGGCCTCGGCGAGGAGATCACGGGCGACGGCTTGCGTCGCGTTCTCGACTAATTTGCCGCCGTAGGTGTCAAGCTCGCGCCATTGCTTGGTGATCTGGTGAACCCCCCAGAACACAATGCGGCCGGCCTCGATGCGGGCGTTGCGGTAAACGAGATTGCGCCCAGAGGGGAGGGTCATCAGAAGCGCGCCCGCGAGCCGGCCCTTGGGGTCAGCCATGTGGAAGCGAAGCTTGCGGAAAGCGAATTCTTCGGACGGCCGATAGATCGCGTTCTTGGCGGTAGCCTCGACGCCGTACCAGAGGCTGACGATGCGCGAGTTGGCGCGCCGGAAAGCCTCGACGGCGGCGTTGGCCTCGCCCAGCGTCAGGTTGAGCTTGTAAGGAGGAGCGTTCGCCGTGTCGTGGAACTTGACGTGGCCCATGCCGTAGCCACAGGCGAGGCGAAGCACTTTGCCCAGCATGCGGCTTGGCGAGCCGATAGCCAGCGCCGTGGCGACGTAGACATCGTCGCCGCGCCGGAACACATCGAGAAGCGGTTCGTCTTCGGCCAGCCACGCCAGGACGATGGCCTCGATGGCGTGATAATCGGCGACCACGAACTTGTGCCCGGGGGGAGCCTTGAAGACACCGCGCAGACACGAGGAGACCACGTCGAGCGGCCGGCCGAAGATGAGGCGAAGCGAAGGCCCGTCGGCTCCCAGGAGGATCTCGTCGATGGCAAGTTCAATGTGCTTGACCACAGGACGCGGGAAGTTCTGGATCTGTGGGCCGCGACCTCCCCAGCGAAGGGTTCTAACCGCCGCGCCGTATTGCGTGAGGTTGTGGGCGTAGCCGTCGTCGCTGGCGTAACGAGCGAGCGCGAGCAGCTTCGCCGTCGAAGTCTTGGCGGCCTCGGCGCGGGCAAGCAGGACTTGCTGGACGACGCCGTCGAGCATGTCGAAGTCGTCGGTCTCCAGGAACGCGAACAGGGTGGCGCGTTCAAGCGTCGGGTGCGGGTAGCCGTGCGCCTGGACCCAGGTCAGAAGCCGGGCGTTCTGGGTTGAGCCGCTGACTTCGCCACGGGTCAACTGGAAGATGGTGGAGTTGAGATGCAGCAACTCTTGCAGCGTGATCGCGTGCAGCGCTTCAAGCAGCTTCGGATCGACCGGCATGCCGCGAGCGTTCATATGCTGATCGACAAGCCAGATCCCGCGTTCGCGCTTGGTCATGCGCGGAGCGCGCCTATGAACCTCCCGCTCGGCCTTCACGTCGGCGATGTTGTAAGCGATCAGTTCCGCGACCTTGGCGCGGTCCTCGCGGTGCCACCAGTGATAGACACCGCCTTTCTCGGAGCGGGGCCGCGCCATGCGCATCATCAACGCGTGCCCGGTCACGTCCTTGATGCAGGGCGAGCCGACAGCGAGCGCGGCTTCGTCCAGGCTCATAGGCAAGCCGGCGCACGCCGCAGTCGCCATCGTACAATGGCACTGCTCGATGGGGAGAACCGGCCAACCGAAACGGGGGACGCAAATGTTGTTCCAGACGTTCCATTCGAAGGCGGCGTTCCAGGCGTGGACTTCGGCTCCGTTGATGACGGCGTTGATCAGCGGATATTCGTGCATGGTCCGTTGCGTGTCTTCGAATTCGAAGCACTCGGGCTCGGCGTCATCGAGCGCGAAGCCGCACAAGATGGGAAGTGTGGACGCTGAACGCGTCCACACTGTCGCGCCCACTTCGGTCAGGCTGAGTGGGCTCGTCAGTTCGAAGTCGAGCGAAACGACTTTGGTCACAGTTGCTCGCTCACCAGATGCGCGCCGCCTTCGATGTCGCGCCAGTGATCCGGGTGGTTCGGATCACCGGAGAGAATGCGAGCGATCTTGGTGAAGATGCCTTCCAGGCTCTCGCGTTGAACGTCGGTGAGGTTGCCGCTCCAGTTGGGCGTGTTCTTCGACACGTCCTTGAAGCGCTGGGCAATCAGCGCCGTGGCGCTGAAATTACCGTGGGTGAACTCCCTCTCGGCCAGGAGCGCGAGCCGTGGCCCAGGCGCGGCCGGCCGGCGGGCGAAGAACGCGCTCGCCGCTTCGGGCGGGATCTCGACGGCAGTGTTGGGCTCGGCTTCGCGCAGCGCTTTCTCGATGGCGGCGAGACCTTCGGCGGGGGAGTTGGCATAGAGTTCCGACAGACGCCGTGTCTCGCTCATGTCGGCGTAGCTGGCGGCGGCTCGCGCCCGGCGTCGATTTTCGAGGGCCTCTTCGTCGGCCGGGCTGTAGGCAAAGTTAGGGGTATCGTCCATTGGGGTTCTCTCCTTCTGTGCGGCTCACTCCGCAATTATTTCTCGGCGGAAGACTTAGTGGCTCGCAGTCCCACCACGATCATCTTCCGCCGCCATCCCTCGGGCCCAACGCCAGAAGCGCGGATGTCCACGAGAGACTACGCTTCGCCGATTGGCCCTTCGGCTAGGCGATCTCAGACGGGCTCTTCCTCGTCGCCTTCGTCGTCTTGCGGGAACGACTGATTGGCGGGCTTGCGGCCATCGAGGCGAGGGCCGGGCTTGAGGAACTGGACGGTTTCAAGAAAGAACGAGCACCCCCGTTTGCCGGCGGTGTCGTAAGCGAACGGCCTCACGTTGGCGCGAACCAACCAGCCGGCGTAGAACTCCGACCAATCGATGATGTCTTCGCGCCGGTTGTTGACACAGCCGGGCTTCGTTTTCGTCCACGGAGAGATGAAAATATCTCCCGCTTTGTAGCCTTCGTACTGCCCGGCTTTTTCTGCCCCGTCATGGAGCGGCGAGATCAATCCGGTGGGCAGCTTCGACGGCCAACGCTCGCGGATGGCCTCGTCAATCCCCTTCTGGAGAGCGGCGAATTCGGGGCGCTTCTGCGCCGCCTTGTCGAAGATGATGGTGAGCGAGAACCGGGGTTCTGCGCCCTCGACGATTGCCCGAGCCTTCTGGAGGTTCAGGAAAGAACCGACGCCCGGAGGGGTCAGGATTTGGTGGGTTGCCATTGTAATGTCCTCTGTGTCTGCTTGGGCTGTTGGGTCCGCTTGTGTCGAGCACCAGACGAACGGGCCGTCGCGGGGTAAGCCGCTCGGTCGGAGCACGTTGACGATCAGGTCGAAGACTTCCCGCGTCGAACGCGTTTGCGGATCGGAGAAGTGGAACATGCGCATCAAGTCGTGCATGTTCGGATCACGCATGAAAGATACCTGGGCTTTGTAGAACCCCACCATCGCGTCTTGAGATTTCTTGTGCGCGGCGAGCGCTTGCTGGGCGACTTGCAGCATGCCGGGATCGGGCGGCTTCATCAGCGACGTGTTGAGATACGCATCGGCTTCGAACCTCGGATCGGCGGGGTTCAGCAACATCGTTTGGATTTGCACTTCGACTTGCGCCTTGGCTGCGTCGATGTCGCGCTCTAACTCTAACTGCGCTTTCGCCTTGTCGAAGATCCGCCTATCCGTGACGGTGGGCATCGGCTCCATCGGCAGTGATTGCAGATATTCGAGGTCGAGCGGGTGTAACGGTTTCGTCGCCATCAGAGCAGCTTCCAGACACACCACGAGACGGCCGAGATGACGATGATCGCAGCCAGGGTCATGGTGAACGCCTCGCGCCTCGGATACGCGGGCCGATAGGGATAGTCGTAGACGGTGTCGCCGTCGTCTTCGTCGTGATCGTAGTGCATCAGACCAACTCCACGTCTAGTTCGGGATCGTAGTCGGGAAAGCTGTCGATTGATCGTTGCGTGCGGAGTTTCATGTACGCCGGGCAGTCGCTCGACGCGGCGCAGAAATAGCAGTGGTTGCCGGGCACCAACGGGCCGCCGCCGTTGGCGATGATCTCGACGCTCGGCTTGAAGGTCGAGTAGCCCCAGTAGAGCAGATCGCCCAGAGGCAAGCTCCAGGTGCGCACGGGGTTGCCCCCGGCGCGTGGCTGCACGATCACCAGACACACGTTTTCGATGGTCGCCGCGAGGTCCGGGCGCTCGCGCACCAGCTTGTGGTAAGCTCCCAGCGCGTACAGCAACAACTGGGTGTTGCGGTCCACCTTGACGCCTTTGCCGCGACCGTATTTGAGATCGAGCACATAGAGAGTGAGCGGATCGCATGCGGCGAAGTCCAGGGTTCCAAATACATGCTCGGGCGGCTCTTCGCCTTGCGTCGTCCACAGCCACGCAAGCGAAACTTCTTGCTCGGACACACGCCAATCCGTCGCATCGGAAAGCGATCCGGTGGTGGTGGCGAAGAGTTGAACGGCGTTCAACATCTCAGGCGTGACCAGGATCTGGTCGCCATCGACCGGGAACATCATGCCGGCTTTCCACGGTATGGCGTTGATCTCGATGGCGGCTTCGCACAAAGCGTGCGCCAGCGTCCCCTCGTGCGCGGCGAAGCCGACGGTCTTCTTCGGCCTCGTCGCCCACATGGCCGGCGCGCCCAGGCACGTCAGCCAGATGTCGCTCGACGAAGGTCCGAGACGGGCGTGTCTCTTCGGGTTGGAGGCCATCACCTGACCCCCTTTTTGTTGAGGATCAGGCGATAGTGCCACTCGCCCTGGCCGGTGTGCAGCTTCTCGACGATATGCGCGCCGAACCTCGGCTTGCGGAAGTCGCGTAACCTGGCCGATACCGAAGTCTGCATGACCTGAATGCCAAAGCGTTGTCTGAGCATGGCGACAATGTGCCAGATCGTTCGCCACTGCCCGTCGTACATGATCGCGTAAACACAATAGAGTTGTGTCTGTAGTCTCGGCTCGTCTTCGGGCTCTACGTCTCTGCCGTCGAAGATGTCGCTCGGCATTTTACGCGGGCTCCAACCCGGCGGCGAGGATCAGGTTGAAGAGCGCGTCGCGATGCGCGTCGGTCGCCTCCATCACGAAGCCAAGGCCTGTCTTGATCTTGAAGTCGGGGAGAAGCTCCAAGATCTTGACCGGGCCCTCTTTCTTCTGAGCCAGACGCACAGCCTGGGTCACGATGGCCTTGAGCACGTCGGTCGCCGGCAGATCACGCGCCGGGGGAGGCGTCGGATCGGGCGGGGTCTCGATGGGCTCGGGCTTGACCGGCGCGGTGGGTGGAGCCGCCGCCGCTTTCTTCCTGTGCGACCGTGGCGCGGGCGGGATAGGATCGGGCGTCGCTGCGGTCGTGGGCTCGTAGAGCGGGTTCTCGCCATTGTCTTCGCCGAGATCATCGGGCGGGAAGTCCAGCGCCGTGGAAGGCTGGGCAGGATGATCGAGCCCAAGGGCTTCGAACATCTGGCCACGCACTTCAAACCAGCTAGTCCCTTGAAATGTAACGGATACGTCGGTCATGTTTGTCCTCTCTTGGGTGATTTGTATCAGTGTGTAACAGGAAAGTCAACTATGATCTTATGCGCCACTGGGGGGTTATCCACAATCTGCGCGATGTCGCGGGTCTTGCGGGCGATGATGCTCATGAGCCGGGCGTCGAGGGTGCCGGGCAGCAAGACGAACCTCGCCAGGACCGCGTTCTTCTGGCCGTTCCGGTGCGCCCGGGCTATCGCTTGCCGGTTCTTCATCGGCACGGGCGAGGGCTCCATGATGATCACGTTGTGCGCGGCGTGGAGCGTGATCACTTCGCCGGCAGCTTCAATCGCGAGGATGATCAGGCGCAGTTTCGAGTTGGTCTGGAATTCGTGGATTATCTTCTCGCGGCTCTTCAATCCGGTGTCTCCGTGGATCACCAGCGGCGCGTGAGCCTTGAGCTTCTCGGCCAGGTCGCGGATCACTTCACGGTGGTGCGCAAAGACGATCAGCTTGGTGTCTGGGGCGTCGTCCAAGAAGTCGTTGACCAGGGTGGTTACGGGTTCAACCTTGGCCCGGCCTATCAGTCGCCGCACAGTCGAGAACGCCACGCGGCCGGATTGGACGGCCGCCAGAAGCTCGTCGTCGTCGAGCGCGTCGCTGTCGAACAAGTCGGCGTCGCGCATCGCCTCGGCTAGCTCCTCGCGCAACGAGCGCTCGATGAAGGTGTCTGCCGGCAGCGGGTGCTCGACGATGCGAAGCTCGGGCATCTCGGGCAACACGTCTTTCATCTTCTTGCGGTCAACGAGCGGCTTGATCCGCTCGGCGAGTTCGTAGGTGTTGCGTGAGCCCACGATGCGAGCGCCACGCGGCCCGTTGTTGACGACGCAGAAGCGATCAATGAACACGTCGTAGTCCATCACGCCCAACTGGGGGATGATGATCAGGTCCGGGCGCAGCGCGTGAAGATGGGTCCAGAACTCGGCCGCGTGGTTCAGAAGAGGGGTGCCGGTGAGCACCCAGACATGCGCGGCGGTCGCCAGCGGCGAGCCCTTGAGATCGAGCTTAGGGCCGTAGACGGCCCTCGTGCGGATCGCCTCGGGGTTCTTGAGGTAGTGGCCCTCGTCGATGATCACCACATCGAAGAAGTTGCGCATCGCCGCTTCAAGGATGTTGGTCCCGCTGCGCACGAGACGCGAGAACGGGACAATACGAACCCCCTCTCCCGCCATGAAGTCGTAGGGCTTGGCGGCGGTGAGCGTGTCGAAAATCTTGATGTCGGCGAAGTTCGACCAATCCGTGAAGTGAGCGCGCCACACAGACACGGCTATCGGGGGACAGAACACCAGGACGCGGGACGCGCCGGCTTTCACGCTGGCTCGCACCGCAGTGGGGGTCTTGCCGACGCCCGCGTCCCAAACCAACATTGCTCGCCTGGAGGTCGAGAGGAGGTTCGCGCCCTTCGCCTGGAAGGGCATAAGCTCCAAGGTCATCGCTTGCTCCGTGCAGCTTTGTTGGTTGCTATCTGACTTTCCAACATCTCGACCGAGATCTTGGCTTCCTTGACCCGCCAATCGTCGGGCGGCTCGGGGTGGCTGCGCCAACCGAGGCGGGCGCGTTCGATGGCGTCGAGCAGGGACGCCGCGATGACGGTGCCCTTCTCGACCTCCTTGCCTTCACGCAGCGCGGTGTAGTCCCAGACACGCAGAGTGCTCATTGCTTGGTCGCCCTTTCACTCTCGCTGAGATCCTGGGCGATCATGTCGCCCATCTGCTCGTGAACCATGTTGCAGAACTTCAAGTAGTTGAGACTGAGCTTCTTCATGTCGCCCTCGCCGTCGAGCACGAGCGCTCGCGCCACTGCCGTGATCAGAACCGGCATCACGTCGTCCACCGGCTTGCGATGGAGGAGCCGAGACACTTCGATGAAAAGCTCGGCGCTGACGTTGGTGTTGCTCTTCTTGCTCATGGCCCCATCCATTTGACCGTCGCCAACGTGACTGTGGTCTTGCGCGGCGTCGGCGGCGCGCCTTCGTCGTCGGGATGCTTCGGCTTCGGGGCGCGGAGCGCGTTGCGCTCGCCCATGCCCCAGCGCGTCTTGTTCTCCAAGCCGCGTTCGTGCAGCTTGCGGTCCATCTCTTTCTTGTTGAAGTGGGCGTTGAAGTGAACGCCCAAAGGATCGTTGGGGAACACCTTCGGGCTGGTGTCGTCGCGGTGGCGGTGGGTCATCGTGTCTCCTCCTTGGGCTTGAAGATCGAATGGTCGAAGCAAGTGCGCCGGTAGCCGCCTTCGGGCGTGGGGAAGCCGCACGAGCCTTCCCGGTTGCAGCCGGGTTCGTCGCACGCCGACGTGACTTGCTCGGGGGTCCGACAACTCGGGCAGACGGTCCACCAGTTGCCGAGTTCGCCGGGGTCTTCGACCTGTTCGAAGGCGTCGAAAGCGCCAATAAAGCGACAGTGAAGACAGATCCACTTATCTATCATATGAAACTTCTCCCGCCATCCATGTCGAAGGCGTAGCGCGCCAACAGGAGCGCGTCGGCCCGGCCGACGTGCTTCTTTAGGTTGAGGTAGGACGCAGCCACGGGATAGAGCCGGATCGCCAGTTCACGCGCCGCGTCTTTGTCCTTGCCCAGCAAGCGAAAGTGCGCTTTCCACTTGGCCGGGGTGACAAACGAGATCGGCGCGCCATAGCCGGCGACGCATCCGATGGCGACGCCATAAGCACAACCAAAGGTGAAGACCGAACTCACACCCTGGCCAGGGCGAGAGGCCACTTTTTCGATAATTGCCAAAGCCGGCCGCATCGATTGAAGCGTAGCTGAGAACTCGACAGCGTTAACCATCTTGGCAAAGCGAGGCAACTCGGCACATCCGATATAAGAGCCGTCGAAATTTAAGATCGCATATGCCCCGTTGACGCCGGGGTCGATAGCGATAATGCCGGTGCGGGGGTTGAGATCGCGATTTGCCATGCCGACCGTCATATCACACACGCTTGGCCTGTCAAGGACAAATATGAACATCTTTAACTTACGCAATATACGATTAGCTTTGGTGTACCATCGTGTAATGTGAGTGGGTTTTTTCCCTTTCTTATCAATAGCTACTTACATATATACACATAATACACACACTACACATATGATGGAAAACGACTAAGAGAGAAAGGGGAGGCGGAGAAGGGTGGAGAGAGAAAATGAAATAAGGCTGAGAAGGGGTAAGGTTTAAGGCACTGGTGTTATGGCGTAGGTGTGTAAATGAAACTTTGGACCCTGGGGCGGGTTTCGCGCCCCGCGTGAGAGAGGGAGTTCAACATAATCTCGTCGGCCTGGCGCTTTCCGATTTCCCGGAGAAAAGCCAAACCGGATTTGGGGCCGTTTTGCCCTTATAAGGCAAATCGAAATTGGCCCAGAAAACCAACCAGGTCCGGGGGCCAAAGTCGCCCTATAAGGCAAATCGAACTCCCACGGGCGTGTCTGCGCGGGCGCGCCCGCGCGCGCGCCCGCCCACGCGCGCCCGCGCCTAGGCGCGCGCCCGCGCGCGCGTGCGCGTGCGTGTGCGCGCGTGCGCGCGTGCGCGTGCGCGCGTGCGTGCGCGCGGCGCGCGTGCGCGTGCGTGCGTGCGCGTGCGCGCCCGCGCGGGCGCGGGCGCGAGCGGGCGCGAGGGCGAGCGGGCGCGAGGCCGTGTCTGTGACCCGTGTCTGTGGAGGCCTCCCGCCGGGCGAGCCTGGCGCGCCTGGCGCGGCCGCCGGCCGCGCCAGGTTCGCCGTCGGTGAGGGCCCGGCGCGACGCGAGCCGCGCCCGGCGAGGGCCCGGCGAGGAGGTTAGGTCTGTGGAGGTTCGGCAATGCCCCCTAGGCGGGGCGCTTAAGGGCCCTGGACGGGCGAGGCCGGGTCCGGGCTAGGGCGATGGCCGGCGAACCTCGCCGGGCTTCTGTGGGCTTCTACGGGCCTCCTCGCCGGGCTCGCCCGGCGAGGAGGAGGAGCTATCGGCTTTTTCGGTCGTAAACTCTATCGCTCGCCCGGCAGAGGAGGGCGAACGCGCCCCACAAGGCTAGTCCGACTAGCGTCGGGAACGGAGCGAACCACAAGCCTAGCAGTACGGCGAGGTAGATCACTTCACACGCTCCACTTGACGCCGTACGCGCCGGCCTCGTTTACGAACGTCACGCCTTGCCCCTGGTAGAACGCTACCAGCGTTTGCACGGTTGACGCCCTGGCGGTCTTTAGACCGCCTAGGCGTTCAACTTTGACGATTGTCGCGCCGCTCATGTTGAGGATAGTCGCCACGTCATGCACGCCTAATCCGAGAACGGCGCGAGCCGCTTTGAGTTGACGGCGCGTCATCGGCCGTTAGTCCCGCCCTTGGCCCAATGGCTCGCGAGCCAATCGGGCGCGGAACGCGACGGCGCGCGATAGTCGGCTGGCGCTTGCGCCAGTTCGTCAAACTGGTTGCCTATATCGTCTTCGCTCGCCTCGCCTTCGTCGCGCCAATGCTCAGAGCTTTCCACATCTAGGAACGCTTCGAAGCGAAGCGCCTCCTCCTCATTCGTGAACTCTTTCACGCGTTCGTCATCGCCAGCGCAAATGTCGTTTTCTATCCAATGCACGATTACCATTGTCGTCCCTTCCAACCGGGTCCAGAGCGGCCCGCGCATGCCGGCGAGGATCACTCCTCGCCGGCATACGCTCGCGGCTCCTACGCGGCGCGCGGCGCGCCAGCGTCGAGGATCTTCACGAGGAGCTTAAGACCATCGGTCGAAAGTGTGCTTGTGCTCCACACAGTCACCGCCTTGCCACGGAACGGCGCTTGTACGCCGTGCGTCATCAAGCCTATGCCGACTATCTCAACATCGCGCCCGGCATAGAACGCGCACAATGCCGAGTTGGCTTCGGCCGCGTAGCTATCTTGACCGTCCGTCAAAACGAGGAGGATGCGGCGGGTTACGTTCGCCACTTTCGCTAATCGTTCGGCGCAAGCTTTCATCGCCGGCAGCATTGCAGTTCCGCCCATTGTGCGCAGTCCCGCAACCTTGCGGCGCGTCGGCTCTGCCCAACCTTCGGTAAAGCTTTTCGGCCGCATGATGCGCACGTCGTCGAAACCGGCAATTTCGAATTTCACGCCGGCCGCTTTCAAAGCATCGCCCATGTGAAGGGCCATCGCTTTAGCCGCTGCTATCCGTTCGCCAGCCATCGAACCTGAGAAGTCTATCAAGATCGAAACGGCGGCCTCGCGGCCCTCTTCCTCAGTGCGACGGCGAAACACGTTCGGCGCGCCGGTTGCGAGGCCTACCAGATTGCGCATGTCGAGGCGGCCCGATACTTGGCGACGTTCCACGCCAACGCGTTCAGGGCTCTTCACTGCAATCGTCAAATGCCGGCGCAACTTTGCCGGGCTCGCAATGCGCGCGCCGGCAATCTTCGGGTCTCCTCCTCGTGCTATCGGCTCCTCGCGTGGCAATGGTATGTTGAGGATAGTCGCGGCGTGTGTCGCGTCTTCGTGAACCTGATACAATTCGCGCCCGGCCTCGTGCGCCGCTTCGGCCGCGATGTCGTCTAAGTGCGCCTCCTCGTATTGTTGTGTCGCATCGGTCAAGTCTTCGGCCGGTTGCGGAGGTTCAACGTCGGCCTCCTCGCCGTCATCGACGCTTCGGCCGCCTACGCCGTCGCCAGCGCTTGCGTCGTTATCGGCCTCGCCCTTGTCTTCGCTCGGTTCGCTCTTGCGCGGCTCTGAGGCCGGCGCTGGCGGGTCTTCCAATCCTGGCGTCGGCGGTACAGGCTTAGGCGCGTCTCGCGGCTCTGTGGGCTTCTGTGGGTCTTTAACCGGGTCCGTGTCGTCGTCGTCATTGCCGGTTAGCTCGCCCTTGCCCTCGCCCTCGCCCTCGCCGTCTTCGTCTTCGTCGTCTTCGTCTTGTTCTGTGATCTCCCGTTCATGCGGCATTGAGGGCATAGGCATAGGTGGAGGATTGCCGGCCTCGCTCTTGCCCTCGCCCTCGCCGGCCTCGCCCTCCTCGCCGGCCTCGCCCTCGCCCTTCGGCAGGTTCACTTTAGGCTTGCGAGGCTTCGGCAAACTTGCTGCTAGCGATTGCAGATCGCGCGCTAGGTCCAAACAATCCTTCGTCGAGTTCAACGCGTCGAAACGCGCTAACGCCAGATCGAACATCGGCAACCACTCAGGGCGAACTAGGTCGCGCCAGTTCGCCGGAAACGTCGAGACGTAACCAAGCTTCTCGGCAAAGATCACGAGGTTAAGCACGAAGCTAAATTGCTTCGGATCATCAAGCTTGAACGTCGGCGCGTTCATGGCGCGTTTGGCGATATGTTCGTTAAGCGCTTCCAACAATCGGCGCGCCTCAGTGACCATCACAAGCGCTGGCGTGTTGGCTTTGGCCTCAATGCGATTGTCTTCAAGCGCATTAACCAGCGAGTGCAATCCGACTTGGCGCGACCGCTTCACAATCTCCCAATCGGTCCAGAGCGCATGAAGTAGTTCATGCACTGTGTACGCGCCCACAAGATCGGCTTTCCAACGTGGCAAGCGCACGTCCAGGGGAAACGCTGGCATGCACAATGTCCACTCAGGAGGCGCGCCGTATCGCTCGCGTTTGGCAATTGCAGCGGTGCCAGGAAAGGGCTTGATTAGCCAAGTCGCATGTTCGTTGCCACCGTTGGCGACGTACAGCCTTATGCAAGTCTCGCGAGCGGCGTGGTAGAGTTCCATCGGGGAAAGTAGCTTAGACATTTCGTGTGCTCCTCAAG